TTTGTATTTGGATGTTGATGATAAGTACGGTGTCAAATCGGCCATCGCCCTCCCCCCTCAAGAGGTCGAGAGACTAGAGGGACAGGACAGCACTAACCCTAATTACATTCAGTATCAGTGGAACTCGGCCGGAATGACGTTTGAAAACTGGCAGATTGCTCACTTTAGAATTCTTGGTAACGATAAGTACATGCCTTATGGTACATCCATCCTTGAAGCCTCACGCCGAATCTGGCGCCAGCTAACGCTAATGGAAGATGCGATGATGGCCTACCGTGTCATTCGCTCCTCAGAACGTCGTGTGTTCAAAATTGACGTCGGAGCGATCCCGCCACAAGATGTAGAGCAATACATGCAAAAGGTTGTAACACAGCTCAAACGTAATTCTGTTGTTAATTCTGAGACCGGTCGCATCGACTTACGCTACAACCCGATGAGTATCGAAGAAGACTATTTCATTCCTACGCGCCCCGGTTCTACGACTGATATCGTATCCCTCGCCGGCGCCGCCAATATCACTGCGATTGACGACATTAAATATCTCCGGGACAAGCTGTTCTCGGCGCTTAAAATTCCTCAATCTTACCTGACAATGGGAGAAGGCGCAGAAGAAGATAAGACCACGCTCGCACAAAAAGATGTGCGTTTTGCGAGAACAATTCAGAGATTGCAGCGAGTACTTGTCGCAGAGCTTACAAAGATTGGTATCATCCACTTGTATACTCTGGGCTTCCGCGGCGATGATCTGCTCAGTTTCACCTTGGCTCTCAACAACCCTTCCAAGATCGCAGAGCTTCAAGAAATTGAGCACTGGAATCAGAAGTTTACGATTGCTGCTGCAGCGACCGAAGGATACTTTTCTCGTCGGTGGGTTGCTGACAACATTTTCGGAATGTCCCACGATGAGTTCCTACGCACCCAGCGTGAAATGTATTACGACCGCAAACATGACGCTTCTCTACAGCAGGTGGCTGAAGCGGCCGCGGCCGGCGAAACTGCTGGCGCTCTAGGCGGTATGGGTGGCATGGGTCCAATGCCCGATCTGGGCGCCACGGGGATGGAAGCTGAAATGCCTCCCGAGATGCCAGCCGGCGAGGCTGGGGCTCCCCCCGAAGCCGCCGCCGGGGCCCCGCCAGAAGAACCGACGTTGCTGGCAACACCGCCCGGCTCTAGAGCAACTCCTCGATATACACCCGCTGAAAAAAGAGCGAAGAAAATGCATAAAGGGCCACGAAGTCACAGTGCACACCCGTACACTCCTACCAAACATGATAGGCGCGCCGCTGGAAAGCGCGGCCAGTCTTATATCAATTTAGCCATCGGTAAGGAAATAGGAACTCAGCGTAGCCGTGATATAGGTTACCCAGACCTTCAATCTCTTGGGAGAGGAGTTTTCACTGAAGAACAGTCTAATTATAATTTGAGAGAACAATCAGAAGAAGACAAACTTTTTCAAATTAATGAAACAGTAAGAAACCTAATTAAAGATTTAGAAACAACCACGGAGCAAAAAGATGAAGTTCAAACACAACAAGAAGCGGAATAGCGCCTTTGTTTATGAAGCGTTGGTGCGTGAAGCCACAGTCGCTATTATGAAAAATGATTCCCGCCGCCAAGAAATTGCACTTCAGCTGCTTAAAAAGCACTTCCCGCAGGGAAGCACCCTTAAGAAAGATTTAGATTGTTATCGCTCTTTATACGAAAACCAACAGCTGGATCGTTTAACGTGCGAGAAAATTCTCAAAGAAACAAAACTACAGAAGAGGATGATTGATCCGAATGGTCTTTTTAAACAGCAAAGCGATTTGATTCGCGACGTGAACAGGGAGTTATCCCCCTCTGTGTTTAATAATTTTGTACCCAACTATAAAACGTTAGCTACGATTGCTCAAATTTTTTCTGACCGAACTTCCCCCAAAAATCAAGTGATTTTGGAGAATACGATTGTAGGCAACATGGAAGACTTGATTCCAGATAAAATTATGGAGTCGCCAATGGATAATGTACTGTACAACACATTCCTTAAGAAGTTTAATGCCAAATATAACGACGAATTATTAAAAGAGCAGAAAGAATTATTGGGATATTACATCTCCTCTTTCGTGGACAACTCCCTTCAATTGAAGATGTTTTTGAATGAAGAGATAGCGCGCCTCAAAACGCAGTTAGCCGCAGCAAACAACGTGGATGAGATTAAAAACGACGAGCAAATGCTTGAAAAAACACGTAAAGTGGCAAGTCGTCTCGATTCGTATTCTAAGGCAACAATTACTGAAGAAGTCCTTATGACTATCATGAAAACCCAAGCCCTTGTAAAGGAAATTTATAGCGATGCCAATCACAATTAAAGTTGGTGCGGACGCCAACGCGCCGTCAGTGACCTTAGAACTAGATATACGTAAAAGTATGAACGGCGATTTAATGATCTTTGATCATGGCGATATTGATATTGTATTGTCGGCCCGCAAAAACACAGTGACGGCGTTCCCTAAGGAAACAATTACTAATTTAGCCTACGGTGCTCAAAATAGACTTTTTTCCTTTTTACAAAAAAAAGGTCTTGTCGTGGCTGAGTCTATTCAAGGCGGAGCGTTTTATGGTTCTATGGAAGCGATGATGGAGACACCCTATAGCGACAAGTTAAATACGTCCAAAATGGCGTTAATCAATATCTCCAGATTTATTGATGAAGAGAGGCCTTACTTCGAATCCACGGAAGCGATTATATCTATGACCGACGATGAATTGATACATCCGGACAAGACAGATTCCACTGAACTCGGTGAAGTCCCACAAGCTGTCGAGAAGGGGTCTATTCGCAAGGGTTGGGTGAGAGACCCTTATTCGCTTTATTACCTGTATACGATTTAGAGAGAAGAATGGAACTTTTAACATTCATTTTAATAGCCTACGGTCTCACCCAAATTCTTGTTTACGGCAAGATCTTTAATCGGATGAGACCCAAACACGGTAGATTAAAAAATTTGTCAACGTGCCCTATGTGTATGGGGTTCCACGTTGGATGGCTTTTGATGTTACTTTCTCCGTTTACGGAACTATTTAATTTTGATGTAACCGTCGCTAATTTTTTTCTTTTGGGTTGGTTGTCTTCTGGGACCTCTTATATTTTAAATATGATTTTTAGTGATAACGGTTTGCAAATAGGAGTTGAACATGGAACAGAACATTTGGATAGTTAAATGGATGCTACAGCCCGTTCGTAATTGTAAGAAAGGATGCTGACGCGCGCGGGTAATGCCCGTATTTTAAAAGGGATAAACAATGGCAAAAGTACTTTTACGAGAATATTATGAATTATGCGAAGGCGGTGTCTGCCAAGATCTTTTAACGGAAGATGAAAAAAGATACGTAGCAGGTGGCGGTATGATTTTGTCCGGCATCATGCAGAAGGCTGATTGTGTTAACGGTAACGGCCGCATTTACCCCCACAAAGTTCTTATGAAAGAAGTAGAGAACTACGGTAAGCTCGTAAAAGATCGCCGTGCCCTCGGAGAACTAGACCACCCAGAGGATTCTGTGATCAATCTGAAGAACGCTTCCCATCTAGTTACTGATATTTGGTGGGACCAAAAAGACGTGATGGGCAAGGTCAAAGTACTTGACACGCCCTCCGGAAAAGTCCTTCAAGAACTAGTGAAGTCGGGCGTCAGCCTCGGCATCTCCTCTCGCGGCATGGGATCCGTCCGCGAAGATCAAAGTGCAAGTCAGACTATTGTTGAAGAGGATTTTCAGCTGATCTGTTTTGATTTTGTGTCAGAGCCTTCAACCCCGGGCGCATTTATGATGAAAGAAGCGCGAGAATACCACAACCAAGTGTTTACCAAAGCCGACAGAATCAATCGTTTATTAAACGAGGTTTTAAACGATGACTAATGAGTGGTCCAGTTTTGAACGGGACCAACTGCTAATGGAATCCTGGCGCCAGTATATAAAGGAAGAGCCACAGAAAGTGGAAGAATTCCTGGGCATGGGACAAGCGGCCAGAGAGAAGAAGTGGGCTGCAGCGATAGAGGCACCGGCGACAGGGACTGAAGAGTATCCGTCGACGGAGCTTCTTACCTTGCTTACGACTTTAAGGGCTGTTAACAAAGAATTGAATGATCCCAAGATAGTCGACGCCAACATCCAGGCCGAATTACAAAAACTAATCAAGATGCAAAAATTTGTCATCAAAGAACAAGGCGGCGCCATGATCTTCGGCCGGCCCCTCGGTTTACAGTTCGTAACTCCGACTAACTTTCCTACTCTTAGCGCTTTATGGCAGGCAGCTGCCGCCAATCCTCGACACGCTAAGGCCGTTACGTCTGCTTTTACGCGCGCAGGTTTCAAGGGGCAACCACAACTTGGCCAAGCCGCAGGCGAAGGAGATGAGGGAGATGAAGGTGATGACGCCGCGCCCGGAACTGGAGCCATCACCCGCAATGATGTTGCGAGATTAGTAGCAGCTACCACTTTGGAAGAATTTGGAACAATATATAGCGAATTAAGAGAAAAAGATCCGCGAACTAACTTATATACTTGGGAACAAATTCTGGCCGACGCACGAAAAAACCCTCAGTTTATAGGAACAAACGACCGCAATAAGGATCCCGCTTGGATGATTTCGACGTTTGGCCAGGCCGCCCTCGGGTCCTCGGCACGCACTAAGTTTGTAAATTTAGTAAAAGCTTCGAAGGATGCAACCCCCACCGGTACCCCTACATACATCGGCCGCCCAGCTTGGCGGAAGTTTTCTACACAACTTCAAGGTATTGTAGGAGATGCAACGAAAACTCAGCAATTGCTTCAACAGATTGTGGCACAATTTAAAGCCAATAATATTAAAATTGGGGCCGCACCCGTAACAGAGGCTGCCGAACCTAAAGCGCCCCTTACGGGCGACAAATTTATCGATGGGCTGCTGGCTATATTCAACGCCATTATTCGTGATCCGGCTAAGTACCATTTCGGACGCTCAGAGGAGAAGCTTAAAGAAAGATGGGACCATGTAATAGCCCAAGTTCACGACCAGCTCCAGGGTGCGTCCCCGTCGAAATTAAAAGAGTTGAGGGTGCTTATTAGACAGGCTTCCGCCAAGACGAAAGAATTTTCGTTAGATAAGGAACACTCCCGGCGCCAACGCATGAAAGCCCGAAAGCTTACAATACCTTATATGACCAAATATGGAAAACTTATTGATGCGGTTCGAAAGAATAGGCGTAAAGCAGACTTACGTAAATATGGTCTTGAGGACACCGCGACTGACGCTCAGATAGCCAAAGCCAAAGCCGACGAAGTTAAACAAAAAGTAAAAGGAAAGCACGTTGTAACACAACCCGGGAAATTTATGATGAGTGGCCTAAATATTTATATGCAACGCCAACTTGGGCTTGATAAGGCTGCGAGGAAAACAGCGCTAAGAGCTTTACAACAGTTTATTAAAAAATATACTAAGCTAAGATTGGGGGAAAGTCGGGTTTATGATACTACTTATACACAAAGACGCCCATAATTGTCTACCACAAAGGAATAAAATAATATGAGCACCGCACGTAAAATACCGAAAATTAATACCATTCTTCAAGAGGAAGTTCAAGAATTTCTTTTTGAAGAAGAAGTTAAAAAACGAACCAAACAGTTGATCAAAGAGCGACGGGATCCCTGGAGTTTGCTTTTAGCTGATATTCTGCGGGAGCGAGCAGGTCCCGATATAGATATTTTTCTAATTGATGAAGGACGATGGGAAGACCTCAAAGCCAAGATGTCCGGCTTAGGTCAGGTATCTCGGCGCCTAGAGCCTTATTTGCCTTCGGGCCGCGGCTCCGCTAGAATGATAGATAAGTGGGCAAAAGAGGATGCCATGAAAAAGGCCATGGCCGATCCGAAAGGGCTCGGCGGCCGCGGCGTAGGATCGCTCGTTGGCGATGCCCGCGGAAACAAAAGTAACACGATCCTCTGGTCCATTATGAAGACTGGCGGCACCCTTGCGGACGGCGGTGAGTGCGACGAGTACAGCGGCGAGGACTGCCAGAACTGGCCCAACATGAAAGACACTCACCTATTTACTCTTCAACTTAATAAGCTTGCGGCAGTCTATGGTACCCTTGTATTTTCTTATGCGTGTGGAAATATTCCGTATGAGACGTTGGTGACCTCTTGTGAGGCGTTACAGCAGTTTGTTAGTTATACTTTGAAGCACGAGCTTAGTACTTCGTGGCGGCTTTTTAAGGAAGAAGACGACGAAGACGACGATCTTTTGATGGAAGCGCCTTTCTGGCAGATGGTTCAGAATGTAGCCCCAGGCCTCGCAGAGAAATTGCCTATTAACCTTAGTCGCGTAATGAAACGAGCCACAGAGGGTGATATTCCCTGGGATCAGGCCATTGCCCACATTAAATCTACAATGCCTGACGGCCCCACCATTATGCAGGGTCTTGACCGGATTCCTCTTAAAGATGCAGCCATCGATGCGCTTACTAAACTAAGAGGCGCCGCGGCCGCGGCACCGGCCATTGGCGGAGGAGGAGTACCACCGGTGGACCCAGGCACCGCACAGGCAATTACTGGCATTGTAACAGATACCACCTTCCGTCCTGCAATCTGGCAGGCCACCACCGTGAGTCAAAAACTTAGCTTTACGCATTTTTTGTCTACGTTGGGGTTAACTCCGGCGTCGGCGGCTTTGGGAGCTACTGCTGTTCTCGCCGGCGGCCTCTTTTTAAAGCACAAGTTTAATTCGCGAGATGCAGCACTAAAAGCACTGCTCAAACAAATTAAAACGCCGAGTGAGGATATCTTGGGTGATCCTAAATATTGTCGGCGCGACAAGCTACGAGGGCCGGGAGTCGACCCGGGCCCTGACCCCGGTCCTGACCCCGGTCCTGACCCCGGTCCTGACCCAGGCCCCGGCCCAGGGATTGAGGCTCCCGATGAGCCCTACGAATTCCCGTTAGGGGGTGTCATGGCTATTCTTCGCAATTACTTGAAAAAAGCCGGCGTTGAACCAGACGAAAGCGACGAAGAAGATCTTGAAGGCGCGATTGAAGCATGGTCACAGCGCGCCGCTGGACGAGGTGCAGACTATTTCGATCTAGACGTTGACCCCAGGAATAAATATATGGGCATTAAAGAAGCGACCTCCCCGGCCGAGTATGCCCAAAGGCGCCGTCGCGGTCCGCAGCCCTGGTCCAAGGCCGACCTTGCGCGCGGCCGCGAAGAAGCCGGCATCGCCCGGGCCAAAGCAAAGACCGTCCGCAGCGACCGCCTCAAGTTCCCCGGGGGGGACACCCAGCCCGGTACCGGCAAAAAACAGTATGAAAAAGACGTAGGGAAACGCAAAACCCGGAGACACGCCAAATCGAAGACTGGTCACACAATTAACGTGCAGAAAGGGCCTACCAAGGGCCGCGGCAAAAGCTTCCGACATATGCTTCGCGGGCTGTTTGGTGTACGTAACGTCCGCGGCGAGCCACAAAAGGTACCGGAAATTATGTCCCAACTATCCAAGGCACAAAGAAACGAACTAATAGCTTTAATGGTGGCGCATGCGAAAGGCGATCTAAAACATCAGGGCGCCGCTGTCGGAAAGAGAGATCTGGACGAGAACTTAAGACACAACGCAAAGGATGAGATTTTACTTGAGCGTTGGCACAATTTGGCAGGGATTCGATGAAAAAAGCGGATTTAAAAACGCTCATAAAACCGCTCGTTAAAGAGTGTATTCATGAAGTTCTTTTAGAAGAAGGGCTTTTGTCCAATGTGGTGTCCGAAGTTGCGCGCGGCTTGCAGGGGAATTTGATAGTAGAAACTCAAGCCCGACCACAGCCACAGCCGGACAGCGCCATGCAACATAAGTCTCAGAAGACTCGAAAAAGCCTTACGGAACATCGTAAAAAGCTTATGGATGCCGTCGGGCAAGACGCATATTCTGGTGTGAATGTTTTTGAAGGAACGCAACCGCTCCAGAGTGAGGATCCGCAGCAAGGTCATGCAGATTTGGGTAGCCCCAATGACGCGGGCGTAGATATTAGTTCCATTTTTGGGAATGCCTCTCAAATTTGGCAAGCAATGAAGTAGGTGGAAGATGGCAAAGGGTGTAAATGCGTCTGTTAGCATAAAAGAATGCCGCGGAAACGTGGAACGCATGATTCGTAGATTTTCAAAGAAAGTCAAGAAAGAGCGCATTCTTGAAGAGGTGAGAGACAGGCGCTTTTTTAAAAAGAAGTCTATTGCGAAGAGAGAGAAGCAAGAGAGAGCACGAAGACTTCGGCTGAAAGAAGAACAAAAACGTAATAGAAAAAAGTACTGACTATTTATAATGAAAGTCAATAAATTAGGAGATTTCTTATGCCTGGAAAGTCTTGGGAATTAGCACCCGGATTAAATAATGTTGGATCGTTTCAAGTTAGTGGACGACCATTTCTTACGGGAGCGTGTTTGGCGCCAATTAGCGGCGCCTCCAATAGTTTAGTAGTTCGGTTCCCCGCCGTAACAAAGTGGTTTCACATTCATCCTACGCAGGCTATGTTAGATCGCACATTGCGTGTGGCTTTTAGTGCTGAAGGATTAAAGGGGAAAGGGGGATCTTACATTCGGCTGCATCAAAGCTCAAGTTTTTGCCGTCCGATGGACATGAAGCT